ATATGGATATTGAAGTTGTTGCTAGTGGCTCAAGTAAAAATATTAAGTTGTACTACAACGATGTTCTTGTTTTTGCAACAGGACTCAAGTCAACAACGTTGCAACTAGTTACCGCAATTAATAGTAGTGCCATTGCCTCAAAGTACATGACGGCTGTAAAGTTGACAGACGGAATGCCAGAAGTCAGTGCAGTAACAGCGTTTGGTGCTGGAACTTTTGTTGATGGTGATGACGACAGAACTGAAAACACGGTTGATACTACATTCACAGCATTTTCTACTGCTCTTTCTTTGTTCAACGATTCTTTTGGACCTGGTGCAGTTTCTTGCCCAGAGACAAACGCAATCAACGCAGACCTAATTGCTCACGCAAACACATACAACAGAATTGCAATCTGCCACCTTGCAGAAGCAGCAACGGGAATTACCGCAGCAGCAGCATCACTTGCTGCTGAAACGGGTTCTGAGCATGCCGCCCTCTACTATCCTTGGGTTTACGTTCCAACAGACGTTGCTGGTGTAACAAGATTGATTCCACCAGATGGTTACGCTGCTGGAAAGCGTGCACTTGCACACAACCAGACTGGCCCTCATCAGCCATATGCTGGTCTCATCTCTGCTGCTCGTTTTGTTACTGGTGTTGAAGTTGATGTCAATAGAACTCTTGGAGACTCGCTTGATACAGACTACGTAAACGCAATCAGAATTATTGCCAACACGGTAAGAATCTACGGAGCGCGCTCTCTTTCACTAGACACAGAAAACTTCAGATTTATTACGACTCAAGATACGGTCAACAGCGTTGTCGCTGAGGCTAACGCTTCAATGGAAGACCTAATCTTCGCCGTTGTTGATGGTCGCGGTGGTTTGTTCTCCTCAATTGAGGGAAGACTGACCGGAATCTGCGAAAGAATGAAGGCTATCGGTGCTCTTTACGAAGCACTTGATGTCAACGGAAAACTTATTGACCCTGGTTACTCGGTCAAGTGCGACGCTTCAATCAATACGACTGCACAACTTGCAGGAGGAACAGTGAAAGCGCAACTCGGTGTACGAGTTTCGCCAATCGGTGACAAGATTGAAGTTACAATTGTCAAATCAAATCTAACAGCAACTGTTACAGTATAATCAGGAGTAAGCGATGGCTAAAGTATCACAGAGGCAAATCCTCGCAGAAATTGCGCCAATTGGCGCTAATTCACCAAAATGGACAGGTTTTAGATTTGCCCAGGTTTCAGGTGGAGAAATCACCGCATCCGTTGAGAAAATCTACCCAGGTGGAGCAAAGTTCCCGGAAGTTCTTTGTGCACCAGCAGAGATTGGTGACATTACACTTACTGCTCACTACGATGACGACAGAGTGGAATCAGACACCCAAACCGGTATCGCAGCCAAGATTAAGACATTGAGACCGCTTATTGGTCGCGTGTACTACGACGTAACTGTCACAACGTACGACTGCGACATCAAAGTTCAAGGTCTTGACCGCACCTATGCAAATTGCCTTCTCGTTGGAATGACTGAACCAGACGGTGATTCATCATCTGGTGCTCCAGCAACGTTTGCTCTCACATTTGCTGTTCAAGGCGTTGTCTAAAAATTAAATAAACGTTTTACAGCCTAGTTGCGCCATCCATGTGATGTTGTGCTAATGTGCTGTCATGACAGAAAATAACTCCCTTTATACCGAGCCTGATTCCCCGAAAAAGGCTGAGCCAAAGACTTCATCAATTCAAAAGATTGAAGAACCAAATGTCCTTTCACGCCTTAAAGAAGTGATTCAAAAGAAAGTTGAACGACCAGTCGTTCGTCTTGACGTGCCAGAACGTCCAGGTGTTTCTTTGCGAATCAGCCCAAACATTACGCAACACCAATTGCGTCAGTGGCGTAAGAACTCCGGAGAAGACAGCAAGGCCGGAATGGACTCCATTAAGTTCTCCTGCTACGTAATCGGAAGCACCACCGTAGGTATCGTTTTTGATAACGAAGAAGTTTATGACGAGAATGGCTACACGATGAACTTCGCAGCAGCCGACATTCTTGCGATGACAGATACAACTAGACCAATCCCAGAAGCAGTTCGTGCCTTCTTTGGTGTAGACCCTCACCTTGAAGCCGCCGCTTTGGCGATTCTTGACGCTTCCGGTTACTCGGATACAATTGACACCTCGGACCCTACGACGGAGTCTTCGGGGAGTTAGTAAATGACCCCCTAATCGTCTCTGCTGCGCGATTAGGTGAACTGTTTGGAACAGACCCTGTAAGACTCCTTGATTGTAGCGATGATGAATGGTTGATACGCCTTGCTTGTGCTAAAGTGGTTTCTAACGACCGCGAAGAACAACAAAAAGCGCAAAAAGCGTAAAAACCTTTGGTCGCTCATGTAATTCTGGAGTAGCCCATGGCCGAAGCGAAAATTGAACTACAGATTGATGTAGACGGTGCTGCTAGGGCTAAAGCACAACTCAAGAGCGTTGAAAGTTCTGTTGACAAACTTGAGAGAAGAATCAATAAAATTGGTTCTGGTTTTGCGTCAAGCACTGGCGGGGGCGCAGGCGGGGGTGCTGGCGGTTCTAGTCCTATTACAAAAACCCTCGTTAAATGGAAACGCTCTTTTGACCAATTTGACAAAGCAATCAAGATGGTTGGAACCGTCGGATTAAAAGGTTTGAGTCTTTCCCTAAAAGGTGCCACAATAGAAATGGCACTCATGGGTGCTGCAATGCTAGGTGTTCATGCTGCGTTCCTGCTGGGTAATGGAGCCATGAAACTCATGAGGTCTACTATGGGTCCACTTGCTGCTGGTATGGCCGCTGTAGTGGCTGCTGCGGCTGCTGCGTCGGCTGCAATACGTGAACAGCAAGCCGCAATGTTTGCGTACAAAACGACCAGCAAAGGTCAGTTCGGTTCTAGCCTCAACCAAACAAGACAAGTCATGCGTGGTCTTCATGCTGACGTGGACCTTGCTTCTGTTGGCGTAGAAAATCTAAACGTTGCTTTTGCCACCATCTCAAAAACTTCAACCTTCACAGGAAAAAGCCAAGGGCTTCTTAAAGGACTCATGGACTTCGCTTCAGCAGGTCAGCCGATTGAAGAAGGAATTAAAAAAGCAGCAGACCTGGTTGCGCTTCTTCAAGATTCAAAGAAATCATTCTCTGAAGCAAAAGTTTCCGCACAAAAACTATTTCCTGATAAAGCAAAAGTTGACGAAGCGTTTAAGAAGTTAAAAATAACTAACAAGAAATCTCTTGAAGCAGCAATCACCTCTGGTGAACTTTCAAAGGCTGCTGGTCTTGAAGGTCAGTTTGAAGCAGTGTCCGGAACGTTGATTAGCAAACTTAAAGGATACTTTAATCTTCTTAAAGTTCAATTTGGAGACATGGGTCAACCGCTTCTGGAGCCAATTAAAGAATCAATGTTTAAGATTTTCAATATTCTTAGTCGTGGGTTTGCAAAGATTTCAGGAAGCACACAAAGATTCGGCATGACGTCAATGCTTGATGGTCTTGTAAGCATGGTTCAAAAACTTACAGACCTTTCAGTTAACTTGATTAACGAAAACCTTGGCTCTGTTACTGGAATGTTTAACAAGATGGCTGGATGGTGGAAAGAGTTTAGATACGGCTGGGATGCCACGCTTGACAGACTAAGACCATTCATAGATGGTGCGCGTGTAATTGAAAGCATGTTTGGCGCAATTTGGGTGCATGTAAAGAATGTTGCCGCATCAAGTTTTGGACAGTTCAATGATTGGCTAGTAAATAACAAAGCAACCGTAATTGAGTTCGGAGATAGAATTGGTGAACTCATTGGCGAGATAATGAAGTTTCAAGCAGAAATGAAAAAGTTGCTACAAGACTTAATGCCTTTTATTAACGATGTTGTCAATGGTATTTCTGCGATGGTTAGCCAAATGACAAGTTTCATGAAGGGTATGCGTTCATTAAGTGGCGGAGGAACCATAGGCGCGCTTGCGATGATGCTTGGTATGCGTGGCGGACTGAACGCAATGAAGAACACAAAAGGCGGAATGGTCGCCAGTGCCGTTACAAAAAACGCAACTATCAATGCTCCGAATGCAACAATAGTTACTAACTCAAGACCTGGTGGTTATGCTCCAGGTGGCGGAGCAGGCGGAGTAACTGGTGGCGGTGGACTGGGAACAACTGGGGCTCATTACGGTCCTGGTGGTCCTGTATTTCCCGGAACCCGTGTTGCTCCTTCGGGCGGCGTGCTTCCCGGAGGTGGTGGGGTCATGCCTTTGCGTGGCGGTAGTTTTTCATCGGCAACAGGTGGACCTGGTGGCGTTTACGGTCCACGTGGGCCTGGCAGTCCTGCTTTTGGAATTGCTGGTCCTAGCGCTTTAGGAAGAGTGGGATTCACTGGTCCTGTTGGTCCATCGTCTTCACTTGGTGGAAGAATGGCAGTTCCTTCCGGAACGTATAGTTCACAACAAACATCCCCAAGCGGGAACATAATTTACAACTCGCGTGATTATAAAGTTGGCGTTTCAAAATTTAAAAATCCTAAATTGGCCATGCTTTCAACTCTCGCAAGACAGGCTTCATACGACACTTTTACTGCGGATGCCGGAGACCCCACGGGTGAAAAAGCACTAACCAACAAAATGAACCGAACCAACAAAAAAGGTGAATTAACAACAAGAGCAAAACTGGCAAGAAGAACAGCGGCGCAACGTGCTGCTCGTTCTGGAGACAGACAGTCCAAGGGCTATAAAAGAATGGAAAAGTTCCAAGGTTCGGCAGGAGCAAGGATGGGAACAGGTCTTGCTCTCGGTGCAATGTCTCAGTTTGCCCCAGAAGAGGCACAGGGTGCGCTTGCTTTAGGTGGTGCCGTAGGTTCAGTTAACCCACTTGCAGGTATTGCTGTAGCAGGTCTTGGAACTGCATTTAAATCAAGAACGGCAACAGGCGGTGCGGTTAGTGGTCTTGCTGGCGGTGCTGCGGCTGGTGCAATGATTGGCACGATGGGTGGCCCTCTAGGAATAGCGGCAGGTGCAATTATTGGTGGTCTTATTGGTTCTGTTTCTGGCGCAATCATGGGAACCCTCAATAAGAAAAAACTAGAAGTCAAAGCATCAAAAGCCGCTGCTGGTGAAGCAGTACAGAGCATTATTAATAACTCGCTTTCGTTTACTCTTGATGCCGTACGTAAAGAAACTGGGGTTGGCAGAAGCGCAACTAGAGACGCTTTTGGAACTGCATCAAAATACAATAAACAACTCCTTGCAGACACGGAAGGGGTTCCACTAAATAGAAAGAACTACGCTGGAATAGTTCCCGATGTTCTTAACCGTGGCGCTACTGGTGGACAAGCAGGACTTGCATTTGAAAACCTAACTGGTAAAAGAATGCCAAAAATTGCAAGAAAACTTCTTGGTGGCATAACTACAAACATGGACATAATAGGAAACGTTACTGCTGGTATTGTTTCCAAACTTGGTGGTAAGAGCCTTTTGGATAACAGGGTTTTGAATCCTCTCGGCTATGGAACAAATAACAAAAAAGACGTTGACAGGCAGAAGCAAGAATCAACATTAACTAATGTTTATAGAAATCAATCCAAGTACGGAACATCAATTTCAGAAAAGCAATACAAAGACATGATGAAGAAGCCTGGAGAGGCTTTGAGAAAAATGCGAAAAGATATGGAAGTCAGCGAAGCAGCGATGGCTCCACTTCAAAAGAACTACAACAGTCGTCTTGATGCTCTGGCAAAAATAACAGGAAAATCTGACCAAGAGAACATAGCCCTTGCTAAAACAATGGGCGTCAACTTGATGGACAGCACTAAAGACTTTACTGAAGTTCTTAAAGAACTTGGCTTGACAACAGTTAAAACTGCTCAGCAAATAGCAGCAGCCACAACAAGCATAGTGATAGATAATACATCAATTTTTGATGCACGTAACAAATCTCTTGCTGCTCCCAAAATAATTGACGAACGAGCAGAGTCTTTGAGAGAACTTGCCGCAGGTGGCGGAAAAGTAAAAGAAGAAGATATAAATACATATCTTTCTGACCAGGCCAAAAATTACACCGCTTACTTTGGTGAAGGCGGAAAAGCGTTTGCGCAAATGCGTATAGACTATGAGCAAGGTGGGGCTTTTAATAAAGGTAGAACTTTTCAAAATATTGACCCTAAACAACTTGACTTCATGAAGAGCCCTGAGTTCTTGGAATATCTTGATAAAACAGGAACAGAACTAGGCAACGAATATGGTGGAAACCTGAATACAAAACTATTGAAGTCCGGCAAGTCAATTGACGCAAACGAATTTACAAAAAGATTCAAAACGCTTTCTCCGGAACAACAAGCAAAACTTCAGGAAGCATCAGCGTCAGGTTTTGCATTACCTTCCGGGCGAGCCGGTATGGACCTGGTTGAAGCAGCAGGTGGAGATGCTACAAAAGCGTTGTTAACAATGATTGGTATGGGCGACCTGGTCACATCAACAGCAGCAGCAAAACAAGACAACATAGACCTGGCTAAACTTCCTGAAGAAATGGCAAACAAAACAACGCAACTCATTGACCAAATGAAAATCTTTTTCTCCGAGACAGACAAGGCAGTTCCTTCTTGGTACAACACGCCACCATCTTGGTGGGAAAAGAACGACACTTCCACCCCACGTGGACAGGCGTTTGGCGACACAACGTCAAGTCGTCTTTCTCAGACAATGAGTCGCCATGCGTCAATGAACGGAATGCTAACTGGAAAGAGAACTGTTACTTCCGGATACAGAAACTACGGTCTTGGCTCAATGAACTCCGACCATGTGACCGGAAGAGCATATGACCTTGTTGGACAAAACCTCGGACAGTACCAATCCCTTGTAAGGTCAACTGGTGGTTTTGCTGAATTCCACGGAGTTAACAAATCAAGACACCTTCATGTTGTTCCTGGTTCTGGTGCAATGGGCGACACTGGAATGCCAGTTGCCGGTTTGCCTCAGCAACCTATGGTTATGGGTTCAGGCGGTAAGGGTAATCAGTACAACTTCTATGTAACTGGTAGCCAAAACGCTTCGGCTAATGAGATAGCAAACATAGTTATGCAAAGAGTTAAGGACACAGAACGTTCTAACTCGGAGAGAATGTAATGTCAAAAGAAGGAAACTCTTATCAAAACCCAATTAGGTTTTATTCGTCTAGCGGTTCTCTTTTGTGGGAAAAAGGGAAAAAGGCATTTGACAGTCAGATTGCAGGAAAATACGCAGACGACCCAATAAGTGGAGATACGTACGTTTGTACTTCATACAAGTCATTGAACGATGAACCAGTATGGGCGCTTTTTAACACAGCAACACAAAAACCAACAACTGTTTATAAAGTTCTTGTAAACATGGGTAAATCCGGAAACGAACCATCAGCCGTTTCTTCTAGCGGAGCAAAAATTACTTACTCCAGTGCCGTTGTAATAAAAAGACTCAACAGAGGTGGTCAATACAGTGTAAAGAACTGGGGGTCGTTTATATTTATAAGCATTACTGACTCTGATTATAAGTTCATAAAAGGTGAACCAGTAACTTCTGCTGAGTCAACAACTACCGTTGCTTCAACTGGTGCTGACTCTAAATTAGTAAGCGTTCTTACTAAATCATTTAGAGAAATGGAAGAGATGTACAGTTATTTGTACACCGAATCAAATGGTAGAAGCGGTGCTTCAGCCATTAACAGAACAGACGCAAACGGAAATAGTGGATTTGGTGCCGGACTGACTCCTGCTCAAATGAACAGAACAGACGCAAATGGAAACAGTGGATTTGGCGCAGGAGCCGCCACCAGAAGATTCACCTCAGCACGCGAAGCGGAAGAAGCATTAGGTTTCGGTGTTGGCACCGTCGCATCGCCTGGTGGCGGAAGCAACCCAAGCGTATCCGGTGGTAAAAAAAATCCAAATGGATATGCCATAGCAAGAGGGAACCCATCTTACGGCGAATCAACAGCCGTTCTTAATTTTTTGCCGGATAGAAAAATAGGTGGACAGAATACTAATCTTCCATATATGCAGCAGACTATTACGGATTTTAATTCAGTTACCAATACCCGTGAAAGAATAATTAGAACTCACGTGTTTAATATAATTCCTAATAGTTTTGAATTTAGTCAACTTTCTTCAGTCTGGAACGAGGTTGAAAGAAGTGGAAACTACGCAATGGTTGATTGGTCTAAATATAACTTAACTAAGTGTACTTTTAGATTTTTAATTGCTGGCAAAAGAACGGACACAATTGACGCCGGCACCGCTAATGTAAAATCAGTAGTGGTAAACGATGGACTTGATGTTGATATTGAAGGACAAATAGAAAACCTGAGAGCAATGGGTGGTGGGCCATATCCAGTTATCTTGCATAACTTAAACACATTGACGTCTACCTCTTTTAGATTTCCATATGTAAACAACACTCGCAATATCCAATGGGTAATTGCCGACATGTCAATTACAGCAACAAGAATGACACCAAATGGTCGCAAAATGGCAGCAGCAGAAGTTTCAATAACTTTGAACGAATACCCAATTATTGCCAGAGACATTATTCCCCTCCCACCATTGGCTCCAGACAACCCGGTGCCCAAGGCATGTAAACCAAAACCGTGCACGCCCGCAAACCCAAAAAATAATCTTTTAACCGGGAAAAATTTTCTTACTCCTACCCCTATGGGAAATCAGCCCTCAATTGCTCTTCCAGAAAAAACACCCACCGTAGGTTAAGAATGTTTACATCAACATCACTACAAATAGGTGACTTAACAACAAAACAAATGTCTTCAGTAGCGTCAAACTTATTGACACTAAACATTAGTTACACAATGGATATGGCTAGTCAGTTATCGTTTACCGTAATTGACCCTGGTTTTGAAATGGCTTCTAGTAATTATTTCATTATTGGCCGTGATGTAGTTTATGAAACGACTTCAGTGTCAAAAATAAAAATTGCTAACTCTCCAGGAACGACTGGAGAACCAATCATAAACAGACAAAGACATATTTACGAGATTGCTTCTGTAAGTGTTCAGCAGCAAGGAAGTGCGTCTCCTCAATGGTCAATTGAGGCTATGCCAAAAGCAATTCAGCAAATGAAGAGAGACAAGAAACCGAGCGCTATTGGTGGCTCTGGTTATGCTTTTGTTCAAAAAGCGGCAAACTTTTATGGTCTTCGTTTTGTTGGTGAAAAAAGTGCAAGAATAAAAAGTGCTTCCAAAAACTCTGGCGATAATCAACAGGACTCAGTATGGACAGTAATTAAAAGTATTGCAGATAATTCTCAATATGTAGTATTTGTTGCTGATGGAACTTTATATTTTGGTACACATAAATGGCTTATGTATAAATGGGGAACTGAAAAAATTGAAGGAAGAATAAAATTAAAAAATGGTAAGCCAATAATTGGCGCAAATAAACTTCCTGAAAAATATGCAGACAGATTTTTTATTCCAATGGAATACGCTCCAACTGATTATTACAACAGTTCTTCTGGTCTATCTCTTAGGTCAAATACTAGAAAATTTGAAGTATTGAGTCTTCCTTCGTTGCGAGACTCGGGTAACGACCCGCTTGAAGGTCAGGGGAACCTCCTTGTTGCCAGAGACAACGGTGTTCAACTAAGACCCGGAATGACAATCAGAATAAACAACGTTCCCAACATGAGTAGTTTTTATTTGATTACCAGCGTTTCTTTTGGGGAACAGATAACAGACCCAGTTTCTGTTGAATTTAGAACACCAGAGCGTTTGAAGGTAAATGGAAAAGAGCCTAAGATACCTCAACTACCAGTAGGTAAAAAATTTGAGAGTTCCTATTTTCAGCCTTCACCAAAACTTGGAGCAACAAGTATTGGTCTTCCAATTTTCGGTGAAAGAACTCCAGAATTTGTTGGAGTTGGCACAACGATAAATCCTGTCGGCCCTCAGAATGTTGCAAAAATTCCAAACTCAAGAAGACTCAAAACTTATCCAATTTCAAAATCGGAACTACTTTCTTTTAAAGGTTCTGGATTAATTCCTGCGGATATTTTAGTTGCTGGAAATATTGATTGCTACAACAGGCCTATCAGTCTTGAGTATGAATACGGAGCATTGGCAGGTCCAACCTTAAATCCTCACGTTTATCCAATAGCAGCAACAGGAATTCCTTTAGATGCTGGTTTTATTTTGGCTGTGTCAACAACCTCACGAGCAATAGGAACTGGCTCAAAAGTGTTTACAATCACACCATCAGTCAATTCTTTTGCAACTGGTCAAAAAGTTCGCGCTTCCAGCACGGCAAACGCAGCAAACTACATGGAAGGTATTATTACTGTTGTGGGCACAACTTTGACAATGGATTGCACTGCATTTGGTGGTTCTGGAACTCTTGCTTCGTGGGTATTTTCTATTGCTGGCGTATTTGTTGTAACGGAACGCCTTTGGTGCGACAACGTACCAACGGTACTAACAACAGCCCAAGCAGAAACAAAATATGAATCAGAAGACTTGCATCATGGAATATTTCTTAGTAGAGAAAAGGCAAATAAATATATAGAACTATTGGTTTTAATACAAAAAGAAGTTCTTGAATACAGATTTCCAAAATCAGTAGAAAGTATACTGAATAGGACTGCTAAGCCATGGACGGTTGACATGCCTATATACCCAACGAGTGGGCAGATATCGGCAGCAGGACTTCCTTCCACCCTTTACCCGTCATCTGGACCAACTCCGCTTGTGGCTGGAAACATTACGCTAACTTCTAGACCTTTAGTAAAGAATACTGATGGTTCAATTAGCACTTTGTTGAGTTCTTATTTTAACGACGGAGCCAATGAAGTTGTGTACACCCCAGTTATTAACGGAAGAATTTATTCAGATGCAGACGCTCGGGATTATTACTTGACCACAGGAAAGCATTTGGGAAAATTTGCTAGTGGTAATACTGCTGATGCAGTTACATATATTCAAAACCTTAATACCATTCAGGTAACATGGTTAAACCTGGTCACATACGGACCAGCGCCGGTCCCATACATAGGAGTTTGTGGTGGTTAACGTAGTCAATAGAAGCAAGGCTTCTTCACACCCAAGCCCAATGGGTGGTATTTATGTCGGTATTGTAAAAACAATTGCTGCCGATGGAAGAGTGTTTGTATCAATACCAAAACTCGGCAATACGATAGGTCCACTACGAGTTGCTAATTCAAACATTAATAGCCCCCTGTTAGTTGACGAGCAGGTTCTTTGCGCTTTTACAAGCATGTCCAACGACGAAATGTACGTACTTGGCTACGTAAACGCAAGAGACATATTTACACCGATAATAACTACACCGTCTCCCGGTCAATTACTTTCTTACAATGGAACGGAATGGGTTAACGCAACAGTAGTGGGTCCTTCTGGTCCTGCCGGTCCTTCTGGTCCTGCCGGTGGACCAACTGGACCATCGGGCGTATCTGGTATTAGTGGTGTTTCTGGAGTTAGCGGTGTTATAGGTGCTACTGGACCCAGTGGACCGCAGGGGGTCAGCGGAGTTTCTGGAGTTTCGGGCGTATCTGGAGTTTCGGGAGTCATTGGCGCAACTGGTCCGACAGGATTAACGGGCGCTACCGGTCCTTCTGGAGGACCTTCTGGACCTCAGGGTGTCAGTGGTGTTTCTGGTGTTTCTGGTGTTTCTGGTGTTTCCGGTGTCTCGGGCGTAAGCGGAGTTTCAGGCGTAAGTGGCGTCTCAGGTGTTAGCGGAACAACTGGCGCAACTGGTCCTTCAAGTGGCGTCACAAGCATTACTACTTCTTCTGGTTTAAGTACAAACACGGGAGCAACGGGAGCCGTAACAATTACCAATACTGGCGTTACTTCAGCCGTAGCAGGTACTGGGGTGGGAGTATCCAGTGGTACTGGTGCAGTTACTATAAGTATTGGACAATCTGTTGCTACAAGCGCATCTCCTACCTTTGCGTCTATTACTGCTACTGGAACAGTAACTGCGAGTGGTAATGGTGGTGCAATACTTGGTGCGTGGACAGCAGATGCTACTTGGGCAAGCGTAAGAGGCAGGAATGGTTATGTACTTGTAGGTAACACGGGTAGTGATTATAATGTTTATGTCCGTACTTATCATAACTCCAGTGTTCACATTGGGGGAAATGGCAACAACACCCTGTCTGTTGGCTCATCGTCAGCCTCGGTAACTGGAGGCATGGGTGTATCTGGTGCCTTGAATGCGTATTCAATTTCTGGCAATGCCAACGTTGCTGGTACAGGAAACGCCTCATACCATCCGTCAGGTATTTACTCCACAGGTAATAACTGGCTTTATGGAACAATGTTTTTGAATGCTAATAATATTGGTACTTCAACCTCACAAGACCACGGCGCTAATCAAATTTACGCAAAAGATTGGTTTCGTTCATGGGGTGACACAGGTTGGTATAACCAAACCCATGGTGGTGGTATACACATGACGGACTCCTCATGGATTCGTACTTATGGCAGTAAAAACTTCTACGTTGACGCTGAAATTCGTGCTAATGGTTCTTTCTCGTCTAATGCAAGCAGACAGCGTGGCTCATACGGTTCAATAACTGTTGGTTCTAATGGTCGTTCAGGAGACTGGGGCGGTATTGAATTTGTTTCGCCCGAAGGTCAAACCCTCATGGTGAAACAATACAACTACTCAGGTATGTACACGGACAACAGTACTTGGAACTGGTTATGGAACTTCAGCACCTTAGAAGTTGGTTCAGACGAAAGATTCAAGCGAGAAATAGAACCATTGAGTGTTGGCTTGAACTTTATTGAATCTCTAGAACCGATTTCGTATTTGCGTTTAACAGAAAGAACTGATGACGACCCTGAGGCAACACAAGAGGGTTACTACTACGGGTTTACTGCGCAGAATGTACGGTCAGCATTAGACGCTGTTGGCGAAACAAGAGATGTACGAATACACGACATTGGTGGTCCTGACATGGGCCTGGTTGCTTGTACGGAAGATGCAGTTTATGACCGTCAATACATTGGTATTACTGAGTTCATTGCACCAATGGTGCAGGCTATTAAAGAACTTAGCGATAAGGTAAAAGCCCTAGAAGGAGAACAATAATGGAAGAACAAGGTCAACAGGTAGATGCCCAGAAGGTGATTAACTCGTTACTTCGTCAAATTACAGAAGCAGCCCAAAAAATTGCGTTACTTGAGGCATTGTTAGAACAGGCAGAAATTGAGAGCGTTGCTCAGCGAGTGGCCAATCAGCAGTCCCTCAACAATGGACCAACAGGCTCATGAGTATGGGATAATACAGAGATGGACTGTCTTTCCTTCCCAATTAAATTTACCGATACCGGACTCAGGCGAGTAGAAGAGGGAACCTTTGATTTCTACAAACAAATCTTGACAATTTCTTTACTCACAGAGCCAGGGGAGCACCCAATAACTCCAGAGTTCGGCGTTCTTGACCCATCTTTTACGCCGATTGAGCCGGAAGACTTTATAATCAATGCTGCGAGATTTGTTCCCGAAGTAGATATAACTGGTATAAGCCCATCGTTTACCGCAAACGGTGGGCTTAGTGTAGAATTTTCTTTTAAGTTGCGTGGGTAATTGGTATGCCAATAGATTTTTCAGAATATGTTTACTTAGTCCCTTTTGACGTCTCTCCAACCGATGTTTATTTAGACTCAATTGAGTACGCAAAAATTGCGCTACCTGAATTTCAGCCAAGACAGGGAACACCAGAAGATGCAATACTTCAGGCTGTCTCGTACATATCAGCCTTGAATATTTCGGCAATCAACAGACTGCCAGACAGGCTCATGGCGGGTCTAGTAGCAATGATGGGTGTTGAGATAAACGAAGGCACTCAGGCAGTGATTGACGTGAAGTTCACATGTATTGACTATGACGGAACAATCGTCCCTCAGGGCACAATCGTCAGATATGACTATGAATTTCTTGGTGAACAAAAATCTATTTACTTTGAGACGATAGAAGAGGGAACTATTCCTGTGGTTGTCTACACCGGAACGGAAGCACTACCCACGGTTATTGTGGAAGCACGAGCAATTGACGTAGGTGCAACTCTACCTGTTCCAGTAAACACTGCTCTGGGGATTGACACCCCAACGTCAAGCATAAGTGGGGCGACTGTTAATGAATTTATTAGCAACGGCACGAGCCCTGAAACAACTGAACAGTTTTTAAATAGAGCCGTTCAATTTCTTGGTTCTCTGTCTTCTTCTTTTGCTCGCGCATCTCAAATTGACGGCTATGTATTATCAACTTTTGCCACAACGGTCAGTAGATGCAAAGCATACGACCTTACAAATTCTGCAAGCGGACTTGAGTGGGCAGACGCCGACGAACCTGGATATGTAACAATATTCGTATACGGCATAAACACAACTTTAACCATTGACCAAAAATCAGATATTCTAATTGATGTTCAAAATAGAACTGTTGCTGGTCTTGAACTTGAAGTTCGTGATGCAAGCATAGTCACTCTTACCGTAAGTATTCAGGTTGCGTATTCTTCTTCGTACGAAAGCACAGTAGTTCAGGAAAACGTTGAAACTGTTTTGACAAATTACTTCTCCCCAGTTAACTACAGATTTGCAGAAGGAATAAAACTTTCAGAATTTTATTCTATAGCATCTTCCGTTCCTGGAGTTTTGTATGTTCAGTCTTTGACCGTAACTCCTGGTTCTGGTGGAACAAGCGACGTTGATGAAAACGTTTTGTTTACAAAAAAAGGTTCTTTGCCGTCTTTGACTATTGCGGGAACAACCGTTACCCTGGTGTCGGTAGATGAATGAAAACTCTACAGAGACTATTAGACGAAGATGCGCTAAGAACTTATAGTCTTGAGAATCAACGCGCAATACCTTTAAGTTACATAAACGCCAACCATAACTGGACTATTTCTAACGGCGCTATAACAATGACTGGAAACGACTACTACTGGTCGTCTCATTACGTTTTGGAAGCCTCCCCGAGTTCAGCCAACCCAATGGTCCTGACACTAAATGTCAATGACGTTTTTGAGGCAGCCGACGCTGCTGGTGTTTTTGTGTTTACTTGCGTTGCCTTTTCAATAGACGAAAGTTTTACCATAAACGCTGCTATTTATGATGACAATGGAGTAGTTGACGCTGGAAATACGCGGACAATTCAGGGCGGAGCATGGGGTGCGGCAAGGTCAAATCAAATAACTCTTTCCGTCAACACGCCAGCAAGTACTGACTACAAAGTTGTTTTGACTATTTCAAATCACAACACTAAAAACGTTCGCATATCAACACCAAACTTAGTAAATGATATTGCGTGGGCAAACTCTCCAGTCATACAAAGCATGCGTCCTTTTATTCCTGATTTTTATCAGGATTACGACAGTAAAGAAGTAGACCCGACCTATCCGTTTTTTAGATTTGTAGACGTTTTAACCGATGCGATTTCTGACACCATGAATTTATACAGTGAATGGTTTAGGTACGACAGAAGAGAAATACCATCAAATGTTGGCTTAAACACCTATGAAAGCAGAAGCAGGCTTGTTGACTACGAACACGTAAGAAACGAAAATACTGAATGGCTGGCTCAATTTTCTGGAAACAAAACTAAAAGTCAAATATACCTAAACAATACCGGGGTAGTGGATAACAACAATCTGGCTGATTTTAAAACTTGGCAACTTTATCCCGCTGGATACGGTCGTGGCGCTGGAACGCAGTCAGCGATACGAGAGGCTGCCGAATTTATTCTTACTGGAACAAAGTCTGTAATCATCAGCCAAAGATATGGCAACAATCCTTGGGCTATCGGAATCACTACGGTTGGTAGCGAAACTCCAGGTCTTGACATTAGACCAAACGTAAAAGCAGCGACCATAAACACTGGAGGGACAAACACTACAGGGAATATTACGCTCTCAGGTACACAAACCATTGATGGCGTAGCCCTTGTTGCTGGTGACCGTGTTCTCGTAAAGAACCAAGCAACTCCTTCAGCAAACGGTGTCTACGTTGTTGGTGCTAGCACCTGGAGTCGTGCGACCAACTTTGACGCAGTTTCTGCATTGGAAGTTGCCAGCGGTGCTCTATTTTTTGTTGACTCTGGAACTATCAATAACGGCAAAGCATTTACTTTGACTACAACTGGGACAATCACTCTTGGTACAACGGCTCTAGATTTTGCCGAGTTTTCTGATTCGCCAGCAGTATTGGCTGTCGTTGAGCCAGCAAGACCTCTCGGTTATTCAATTACGCATAAAGTTGTAGAGCAATTTACATTAACCCTTGGCGACCCTATTTATGGCGTACTCGGTACTGCTGTTCTGTGATGACTGAATGAGGCACAATATGTATATCCAAATAAACGTAATGCGGGCGGAAAAATGATTGCAGGAAATTACAACATACTCTGTCAGCAAGGGTCTAGTTTTGGACGCGTCATAGCGGTTGAGCAGCCAAGGACTCCAACGGAGGCAAATCCAGCGGAATACGAGCCCTACCCGCTCACTAATCACACGGCACGAATGCAGGTAAGAAGAACGATTGAGTCAACAACTCCACTTATTACATTGACAACAGAGAATGGAAGAATAACCCTCAACGGTGCTGATGGCTTAATAAACCTAAGTATAAGCGCTGCGGACACTGCGGCTCTTACTTCTAGTGGTGTTTATGACCTTGAAATCATTAGTTCTAGCGGACTTGTGTCACGAGTTATTCAAGGAACATTTACTCTTTCCCCAGAGGTAACACGATGAGCAATACGGTCCCAAACAATGTAAATGTTTATCAAGATACTCCAAACGTTGTAACCGTTGACCAAGATGCACCGAACCTTGTTGTTGTTCGCTCTAACTCGGCTTTTAACTCACTTACAAACAGATTAGAATTTACTCAAGGGACCGCATCTGCAACATGGGTCATAACTCACACACTCGGAGGCAAGCCGCAGGTAACCATTGTGGATTCTGCAGATACTCATGTATTTGGTGAGGTACAATACAATAGTAATACTCAGATAACTGTCCTGTTTTCTGCGGCATTTTCTGGAAAAGCATATCTCACGTAAGGTGGAGTAAAAATGGCACAAAAATTTCTTACAAATATTGACCTAAATCAGAATCAACTGATTAACGCCACTTTTGAAAAACTGGCCACCGAGCCAGCATCAGGCAATTTTGAAGGTCGTCTTATATACGACACGGCTACCGACACCATCAAGGTGTACACGGGTTCTGCGTTTAAGTCTCTTCCTCACACCATTGTTTCTGGTGGTGGCGCTGGTATTGCAGAAGCCCTTACGGTTTCTGAATCAAATGGCACGGTAACCCTCACCCTTAATGTTGCAGATACCGACAGTGCTGGTTTGTTGCCCGCATCTTTCTGGCAAATGCTCAATGACGCAACCGATGCTGCAACCGCTTCTAAACTAATCAAAAGAGACGCACAAGGAAACGCCAAGGTTGCCACTCCTACAGACGATGCGCATATTGCCACTAAGGGGTATGTAGACGCTGCTCGCCAGGGTCTTGACGTTAAAGCATCCGTAAGGGTTGCCTCTGTTGCTCCGGTGGCAATCGCTACAGCCCTTGAGGCTGGCGACGTAATTGATGGAGTCACACTTGCTGAAGGCGACCGTGTTCTTCTCAAAGACCAGAGCACAGCATCTGAAAACGGTATCTATGTAGCCGTTGCTTCTGGTGCGGCTTCTCGTGCAGACGATGCCAATACGTCAGCAAAAGTTACGACAGGAATGTTCACCTTTGTATCCGAAGGTACAGTAAATGCTGACAATGGTTTTGTTCTTACAACAAACGACGCGATTACCCTAGGAACAACAGGACTGACCTTTGTTCAGTTCTCAGGTGCTGGTCAAGTAGTTGCTGGAGATGGTCTTACAAAAACTGGAAACACCCTCAATGTTGTTGGCACGGCAGGCAGAATTACAGTCAATGCCGATTCCGTAGACATTGCCTCTACATACGAGGGTCAAAATACCATCACAACTCTTGGGACAATCACAAGTGGTACATGGACAGGCACAGCAATTGCTGTGGCAAACGGTGGCACGGGTGCTACAACTGCTGCAAGTGCTCGCACGAACCTTGGTATCGTAACCTCCGCTGGAACTTCAACAACTTCCACTCCAGCCCTCGCACGAATTGCAAAACAAGGATGCGCTGCAAGTGCTGCTGGTACTTCGTCTACTACAGTTACTCACCTGTTCAATACATCTGACGTCATTGTTCAAATCTACGAAGTATCAAGCGGAGCAACAGTAGTCGGTGACGTTGTTCGCACTAACGCAGACACAGTAACGGTAACTCTTCTTGGAACAATTAGCGCAAACGATTACACAATCGTAGTAACGGGATAGGAAAACATGAAAATTACAGCAGAACAAAAAGCAATGGCAGCATCGTACGCAAGAAGCGTTCTTGGTGCAGCAGTAGCGGTTTACGCATCAACTGGAGACATCAAGATGGCAGCAAACGCTCTCTGGGCAGCCGGTCTTCCTGTTATCATGCGTTACCTAAATCCAAACGACAAAGCATTCGGCAAAAAGGCTTAATGCTTAGCCCTGAGGGGCACTAACAAGAGAAACGACTGAGGTCATGGCTCAAAAATTTATAACCCCTATCGCCATTAAGCAGTTGTCCTCTGCTGGCTCCGATGGGTTGACAATTTTTGTAGACCAAGAAACTTTTGCAAGACTCCAGATTCAAGGAGGCGGTCGTCTTGTCTGGGGTGACGGAACTGGCGGTGGAGACGTAAACCTCTACCGCGATGCAGCGAACGTCCTTAAAACAGACGACACCTTCAAGGTTCCTACTCTTTTCATTGATGGCATTGAAGTAGACACAACCGGCGCGGCAAGCGACCAAGTACTTAAATTCAACGGAACAAAGTTTGTTCCAGGAGTCGCATCAACAGTCGCTTCCCTTGATGACCTAACAGACGTAACCATAACAAGCATTGCTACCAACCAAGTTCTGCAATACAACGGAACTGCGTGGGTTAACTCCAATGCTGCAGGTGGCGCA